CGTCACCACGACTGCCTCTACGCTGAAGGTTGGGGCTAAGGTTTCGGTCGCCACCACGGCGATCCCCGCCAATCTGACCGTGGCGACTCTGGTCAATGCCACCACGATCACCCTCAATGCGGCCAGTCTGGTCCTGAACACCACTGCCGCCTCGGGCACAGGCTCGACGGTCACGCTGACCTTCGCTGCCCAGACGTATGCACCGTTTGCGGTCGGGACCTCGATTGTCGTGGCCGGGATAACCCCGACTGCTTACAACGGCACGTTCACTGTCACGGCCTGTACGACAACGACCGTCTCTTACGCCCACACTGCGACCGGCGCGCAGACCGTTGCCGGCACCATCACCAAGACGATCTCGGCAGGTACGACCACGCCGACGTTCGCGCAGACCATTGCTGCGCTCGCGGTTGATGGGTACACCTTGGCGCTCAATGACCGCGTACTGGTCAAGGACCAAGACAATATCGCTGAGAACGGCATCTACTACCTCTCTACTTTGGGCAGCACCAGTGTGCCTTGGGTGCTGACCCGTGTCGTGGACGCTAACACTTCCGCCAAGCTGGCCGGGGCTATTGTCTCGGTGGATCGCGGAACAGCGAGCGCAGGCAAACTCTTCTCCACGACCTTTGCTGTTACCGGCACGATCAATACGAATAATGTCTACTGGAAACAGCTTGTCGACATCAATGGCGGGTATTGGTACTCAATTCCGACAACAGCGCGAGGGGTCAATCTTGACCTGCCGACGCGCACGACCAGTTTTGCCACGGGTGATGTCACTGACCTGGCCATCAACAGTTTCGGTATAGAGACTATCAAGGCTGCGGGTGCTTCAACCTATACTCGGGCTTCGACCGTCTATATTGCAGGTGCGCCGGTAGCTTCTACTAATGCGACGATTACGACGCCCTATTCTCTGTATGTAGCCAATGGAGCCAGCTATTTTGGTTCTGATGTGCTCGCATCTAGGGTACTCACCACGCAGTTGTGTACGTCTAACGGCACAGAGCTAGTCCTGAGTGCTGGTGAGGCCGGTGGACGAGCTACGAGCCAGACTGGAGAATTAGTTTATATCAATGCCGAGGGCGGATTACAGGTCAATAGCTCTCCTGATAACTGGGTAGGAGGCTGGGCAGCTAGGAAGACCGCAACAATTTGCGCCTCTTCCGGCGATAGTTACTTTCCAGGGCTGGTGAGTGCGGCCAGTTTGGAGGTGTCGTCTACTACTAAGGTTACCAACCTTAATGCAGACACCGTCGATGGGCATCACGCCGCAGCCGGCACCTACACACCTTTTTTCTATTATGGTACGGATACTTCTGCCAATACCGGATTAAGCGGACGGTATTCTCGTCTAGGGAATACCGTCACTTACAGCGGAACTTTTCAGCCTACGATTCAATCCGCCGGAGCAGTGATGTACCGCATTGATATTCCTGTAGCCAGCAACTTTGCTGGCAGCGCCAATGCAGCAGGGACGGCTGCTGGGGCCAACGGAGAGGTAGGCCGGATAGTCTCACGCTCTGACGACACTTTACAGTTAGATTTGTTTGTACCGACAGGGGCATACACGTTCCCCGCAACTCCTGTCATTTCTTTCCACGTCACCTATCAGGTAATCTAGTGAACTACCAAGAGTCCAACATCACGGGCACCCAATGGCGCAGAGCCCACACCGCAGTACTTTATAACTACTATGGACACGTGCCCTCCATCCAGTTCTCGGAAGAGTCTGTGCTTGAAGTTGAAGGCCAGGCCTTTCGCAAGGAAACCGAAGTGCTGGCTGCCTCTTACAATCCAGAGGGGGTTATTGCCCTACGCAACCCGGAAACCGACGAACTCACCGGGCAAACCCTGTCTCATCCCGAGTTTTATGCTATTCTGTACTCGCTGTATCGGCAGTTGGCCGATGAGCGGGATACGCGCGTGGCCAATGTTTCTTCCCCACAACCTTGAGATACTCCATGGAATCTGAAAAACTCAACTTGTCCTTAACCCGAGAAGAGCTGCAGTACGTATTCGGTGTGCTGGGTCGCCAACCTTATGTCGAGGTGGTCAACCTGATCAACGCCATTCAGGCCCAGATCAGTCAGCAACTGCAGCTGCAACCCAACGCCGTTGCCGACGTCGAGTAATTCGAGCCCCACATGGACATCCTCTACACGAACACGTCGGAAATACGCTCCTGCATGCTCTTGGCTGAGGAGGACCTCGATGACACCCTGTTTGATGTGGGGATGTACGAGCGTGAGCTGACTCTGCACCTGGACAGCTGGTTACCTGACCACGCGACCCGGGTGACGCAGGTGACTCCGGCGGCTGCGCTGACCGTGGCCAACGCGCTGAAGAACTACTGCGCCTACTGGTGCGCCCTCAAAGCCGCCAGGACCCTCTCGGTCAGCCTGCCCCGGCAGATCAGCGACGGCAAGAACACTGACCAGCGTGAGCCCGATTTTGAGGGCCTCCTGGCGGCGTTGTCTTCCAGCCTGGCCCAGGCCCGGCAGATCATTGAATCGACGGTCAACAGCCGTCCCAGCGTCTCTGTGAAGCAATTCACGGCGGTGGGCCTGGGGGTTGACCCGGTCGTTGGTTCTGGAGCCTGAGCGTGGGCCTGAAGAAGGCGGCGCGGTGGTTCGCCCGCACCCCTTTGTACGGGTGGGATGGCACGGCGTTTGTGGCCCTCGGGGTCAAGGCGGCACTGATGCCCTACGACCGCTTCATTTCCGGGCAGGAGTTCGGAATGAAGCGGCGTATGCTCACGCTGCCCGGAGACACGCCGATCCCGGCGGGCTACCACGTCCTGCGCCTTGGGGCCTCTGGCCCCCTCTATTTACTGGGATGGCTCAATGAGGATTACCGTCGCGAAGACCCTTACAACCTGAGTTATCTCGTTCTCCACGCCCGCTACCAGGGCCAGTTGCTCAACCTGCAGAAGGTCACGGCAGCATCAGGCATGTCCCTGGGCGTCCAGGATGTTGACCTCGGCACTTGGCACTGCGACAGCGAGCACATCACCTATACCAACTCGCCCGAGTTCACGCAGATGCGGGTTTCGGACATGACCCTGACCTTGCCTGCTGACTGCCCGGCCACGGCGGACCACGAGTTCGTGCTGGGCGGCAAGCGGTACGTCCTGCAGGAGGTGTACCGCACCGCAGGCTTTGTACAAGCACGTGCGCAAGTGAAAAATGGCCCATAAGTTCCCGCTCTATGTGAAGTCCAGCCTGGATAGGCTGATCTCTGACCTCGGCACGCAGCTCAGCCTGCCCGTGGTGGACCTGGATTCGGCCGGGCTGGTGGCGGAACTGCTCAACTCCGATCAGCCTGCCATTGTCTGGGCGATAGGCAATCTGGCCGAGGAGCCGATGGACCCCTTGTGGTTCGTGGACTTCGAGGTCGGGGCCAAGACCTCGCTGGACCCCGCGCAATACCGCTCGATGGACATCGTCAGCCAGCTCCTGCAGGAGTTCTACGTGGGCATGACGGTCGAGGTCTTCGACTACAGCGGCGCAGTCCCAGGCTCCGCCCAGGAAGGTATCATTTACGTGACAGGGGTCGCCGCTGCGCCTTCGCAGCCGGATCGTCTTTCTGGCATTCGCATGCTCAATGTGCAGGCTCGAGCAGTGAGGGCTTAATCATGCCTAGCGCACCACGCCTCGTCGTTAAGAAGGTCACCGCCTCTGCGCTAAAAGGGACGCAGTTTTCTCGGCTGCTCGAAGCTGCTGTGCTGGACACCAAGCCCAACAGCCCTCTGCGCCCACGCCTGGACACGATCCTGCAGACTCGTCGCAACCTTGCCGGTAGCGTAGCTTCGGCGTACTACGTGGGCATGCTCCGAGCTGTAGGGGAGATTCTGGCTAGCCCAAAGCTGCCACCGTTCAGCCGCAATCCTGCTCTTGAGCCTGACGACAAGCGCCAACGCACTCGAGTGCTCTCGCGCCCTACCCGAGTAAAAATCAGGGAAAACGCCATGCGCGTTTATGCAGGACAGAACTTAGTAACGCACTACAAAATGCGCGACAAGTTACTGGCACGTATCCCGGTAGAGGAGAAAGTCAGGCTCGAATCAGGAAGAGACAAGCCCATGGGCTGGCTCGGGCTGCACCCTGATTACATGCACGGTACTGGAAAGTATTCCAACCTGCCGCCCTCCACCTCCTTTTGGCTGAAGACTCGGAAACTCCAACAGGCTTACGCAATGTTCTTGATGGCTACGTTGGGAAAACTCAGCCATGTTGACGCTTTTGTTAGCGCCGGGGTTACCGAGTACCCAAAGGTCGGCCCAACAAGCTCAAGGCCGCGTTTGGCTTCTTTACGCTTCAAGGTAGGCGTGCCTACATTGTCTTTCCCCAGCCAAGCGGTCGAAGACCTCTTGCGCACGTCATACATGCAAGGTGAGGCGATAAGAACAAGCATACCTATAAGACCAGTGACACCGCGCCGACGCGGCAATACCAACACCATTGAAATTGCTCGGTACGACCGCTCTGGGATCAACCGCCTGGCTTTGCCTGAGGCGCGTCGACCCATGATTGCCCGGTATGCCGCTGCCGTAGGCCGGCTGGAGCTTCCCACCCTGCGCAAAGTGCTGAAACCGCTGGCCTAAGGTATTGAAAATCCCGAGAACCGGCGGTACCATGCTTCAGCGAATCCTTCCACCCGCCGCGCCTTCGCGGCTCACCTCAAGCAGGTAACTCACTATGGCGAACATCGGCGCGGCGAAGAGCCGCAAATTCTCTATCGGTACCGCAGAGCTGCGCGTTGGCCCGTTGTCTGTTGCTGGCCGTCTGAACCAGTTCTACAGCGTTGGCCTTGTAGATTCTGCGACCCTTGCAGTTGATCAGACGGTTGTCGACCTAAAAGGTGGCTTCCCGCAGACCATTATTGACTCTGCAGTAGTCGAACAGGCTGCAACGCTGACCGCTACTTGCCGTGAGTTTACCCGGCGTAATCTGGCGCTGATGCTGAATCAGGGTTTGGTTTACACTGCCAACGACGACTACAACAATGTCACGACCACACTGAGCACGGCTATTACCGTGCCTGCAGCTACGGGCACTCCGCCGGTTCGTCCCGCCATTACCTCTATGACTCTGCCAGTTGGGCAGGGTGGAGCTGGTGGGTTTGGCGATCCCGCCTCCTCTACTTGGGATGGTTGGGTGTCGGTGTACGACCCGCTTGATCCGGGCAGCGTGCAGATCGTCAAGATTGCTTCCTTCTCTGGTAGCACGGCCCCCTTTACGGCAACTCTGGACGGGAGCTTTGCCTTCAATACCGCAGGCTATACGGACGGCACGGTTCTGTACCGTGCCGGGTCTGTCGTACAGAAGCTGCTGCCGACTCGTATTGGCTCGTCTACCGACGATGTGCCTTACTTCACCGCACAGTTGGTCACGGTTGACCGCGCGACTACTCGTCCGAAGGTTGCCAACTTCTGGAAGGTGATGAACGCCAACGGTATCAACCTGGCGTTCGGCCCGACTGACTTTGCCTCCACCGACATGCAGCTGAAGATCATGGCTCCGGCGCTGGAGGATTACTCGCAGGCGGGACGGCCGCTCTCTCATGTGCGTAACCTGCTGACTCGCTACCCGATGGGTATGCTGGGCGAGCTCAGCGACGACACTGCGCTTGTCTAACCCTAGGACGTAACTTCTGAACAGAGCCGCTGGTGCGCGAGCGCCAGCGGCTTTTGTTTGCCTGGAGGAAAAATGCTGACCCCTACGCTACCGAAGATTGCCTTGTCCTATGGCCTTGAGTCGCTCTTGTCGCAACAGGAAGAGTTGACGACTGAGAAGATTGCCGAGGCAGCGCTGCAGATTTACCCTGAAAAAGTAGTCTGCGAGGGGTTAGTCGCATTGTGTGAGCGCCTGGTGCAGCGGGTATCCAGGCTCGCGGACAAACAAAAAGGGGCGCAAGAGAATAGGGCGGCGGAACGCAAAACTTTGGGCTATCAGCTGCAGGAGTGGGCTAAAACATTAGACTCTGAGGCGGTTTGTTTGTTATTGGCGGATTATGACCCGGAAAAAGCGCACCGCCTTTACTGGTTTGTGGAGTCCGAGCTGGTCGACCGCGCCCTGCAGGCGAAATTGAATTACCTCGCGGCCCGCCAAAGCTCGTCATTCGAGGCTACAATGTACGGATTCGGCGGGCGCTACGAAGGCGACGGCAAGGCGGCAGATACGGCGGATGCCGTGGACGCCTTTTCTGAAGCAGGCCTCGCCGGCTTGTCGGAATTTGGCTTCTAAGAGGTATTGCCATGGCCAACGAAAAGCATTCTATAGTCATCGATCTGGACATCGTCCCAGGTGCGATCACCTCGGAGAAGATCACAAAGAAGACACAAGATGCTTATATCAAGAGCCTGGATAGCATCCACAAGGCTATAGAGAAGCACGTCCTTCGCCCGGACGTACCTTTAGAGGTTAAGTTCAAGGTAGACGGCAAGGCTGAAAAAGCTGCTCTAGTTACAATTGACCAGCTATTTGCAAGGCTGGCCAGTCACACGGCCCAGAAGCTGCAGGATCACCCGGCAAGTGGACCCATCACACAGTACTTTTCCAACCTGGAAAAGGCCTTCAAGGCCGTCTCCCTGCGGAAGAGTCCAGAATTGGCCAAGCTGATCGGGGACGCCAGCCCGCTGGCCCTGCTGGAGAAGTGGACACAGGACCCGAAAGCCTTCGACAAGATGCCGGAGGCTATGCGGCGTCAGGCGCTGGTGCTCACCAGCCAGATGAAGAACTACGTCTCGCTGATGAAGCAGGTCGTGCGAGACGCCAACAACCTGCGCAGTCTGAAGTTCGACCGCAGCGGAGAGAAGCTCAATGTAGTCGATCTGCTGCCCTTTAACCCGGCCGACCTGTCCGCTGCGCTGACCACGCTGGAGCCCAAGCTCAAGGCCTTCTCCGACCTGACCGCCCCGGGCAAGATCGAGCAGCGTCTGGCCGGATATGCCAAGGAGCGCGAGGCACGTCGGCTGTCCCGCCTGCAGCGGGCAGCCAACCTGCGGCAGCTGCGTAAATTCCGCGCGGACAAGGGCTCCGGCTCGCAGTTCTACGACCGCAGCCGCGCGGCAACCCTGGGGGTCGACTTTGACTTTGAGGGCACCAAGGATGCGGCGGCGGCAGAATCCAAGCGCCTGCGCGACCTGTTGCGGACGCGCCCGGATGACCCCATGCGGGGGCAGTGGCAAGCGCGCCGGCAGGAGCTGGTCTACCTGCGTCAAGCGCTACTGAGTCGGCGCAGCCGCCTATTTGGCGCGAGCCTGGCCACCTCGGTCGAGGGCCTCGAGCAGCAGCGCCGGAATCACCTCGACGCTTACGACTGGCTGCGCACCTCCAACGGGAAGACCCGCGACCTCAGTGAGCTGACGCCCGCCGAGATCAAGACCCTTGAGGGGCACCTGCGCAAGGCGCTGACAGCCTCCAAGGGCCTATTCGATAAGGAGGGCACCAAGAACCGGCAGGCCGAGATCGTCGCGCGTCAGTCGGCCCTGGCGGATTTCCTGAAGGAGCGTGACCTCGTAAGCAAGACCGAGGGCGTGCCCTACGCCACCCGCCTGGGCTTGCTGGCTGACCGGACCAAGGAGCTGGAAGGCCGCAGGCTGGGCGGCGAAGATGACTTGCGCAAGCTCAAGCGCGAGGCCACCGACCTTCACGCGGCCCTGATGAAGCTGCGGCGGGAGTTCTCCGACTTGGTGCCTGACGAGGCGGTCCAGGAACTGGACGCCATGCGCGACAGGATCGCCACCCTCCGGGCGACCGCCAAGGATCGGACGCCCGAGGCCATCTCGAAGGCGGACGCGAAGCGCTTGCGCGAGGCTGGACAGGCGGCTGAAGAGGCCAGCGGGCGCGAGTCTTATTATCGAGTCGGGGGCCGGCGCGGCTTCCAGTACTTGGCCCGTGAGGAGCTGCCGTCGACCCTGGCTTATGTCGAGGCGGAGATCAAGCGGCTTAAGTCAGAGCAGCAGACGCTACCGTCCAGTGACCGCGACACGCGCCGCAGCAATGACCGGCGGCTTGCCGACCTCGCCCGTGAGCGGAGTGAGCTGAAGTCCGACATTCTGGGCAACGTCTCGATGCTGCGGCAGCTGGGCCTGGCGATCAACGGCTTCGTCCGGTATGCCGCTGTCTACGGCGGGCTGTACCAGCTGATGAATGCCTTCACCGGGCTGGCGCGCTCGGCTGTGGCCTTCCAGGACGCGCTGAAGCAGATTCAGACCATTGCCCAGGCCACTGACGGCCAGATGGTGCGGCTGGCCTCCTCGATCCGGGAGATGGCCTCCACCTCGCCCTACAACCTGGAGCAGCTGGCCCAATCGGCGCAGACCCTGGCGCAGGCCGGTGTGGAGATCAGCAAGATTCCAGGCGCGCTCAAGGCTGTGACCAACCTGTCGCTGGCCACCGGCGGCACGCCGGAGGTCGCGGCAGACGTGCTGACCTCCGCGCAGAAGGTCTTCCCTCAGTTGAACGATGCGCGCATCGCAGACCAGCTGACGGGCGCGGTCAACGTCTCCAAGCTCTCGCTCGAGGACCTCAAGACTATCTTGAACCTGGGTGCGCAGACGGCTTCTGCGTCCAACGTCAAGCCTGAGCAGATGCTGGGCATGGCAGCCACGTTGTCGAACTTCGGTATCAAGGGCTCGACCATCGCCACCGGCCTGCGCCAGTTGATGCTGGAGATGTTCTCGCCGGATCGCAAGCTGACTGAGGTGTACCTGAAGCGGTACCAGCAGATGGGCGAGGTCGATATGACCGCCGACACGGTACGGCGGCGCTTCGCTTCGTTCAAGGATACGGACGATCCGATGGCGGCAGCCCTGGCTGAGCTGCGCCGCATGGGATTTGCCGGCGCGCAGGCCGGCATGCTTGACCGGCAGTTCGAGACCCGCGCCCAGAACGTCTTGATCCCGCTGCTGCGCAGCCAGGACATGGTGGCGGGCAATGTCGCGGCCATCGGCCAGTCCGGCACCGCTGCGGAAGGCGCGCGGATGCGCATCGACTCTCTGTCGAGCGCGTTGAAGATTCTGAGCAACGAGATGCAGTCCACAGCGGACGTCCTGGGCGAGCCGCTGCTGAAGTCGTTGCAGGGCATCACCGAGTGGGCCAGCGGCACTATCAAGTCTCTGCGCGAGACCTTGGACGCCCGCCGGGCGCGCGGGGAGTCAGTCGCCCCGGATGCACTGCCAGCCATCATGGGCGGGATTGGGGCAGGGCTGTGGGCTCCGTTCGGCGCATTGGGCAAGGTGGCGGCAGGCGCGGTCGGCGGCTTGGCAGCCGGCGCGGCCTCGATCTCTGCCGAGGGCCTGGGGCGCAGCATCTCTGCGATCACCAATATCCTCATCACCCTGTGGGGTGTCGGGCAGCTGCTGAAGACCAGCGCCCTGAAGGATGCAGGGGACCTGTTCAAGGGCAAAAGCTCGGCCGGCTGGGCGGTACTCAAGAATCTCCCGGCGATGGTGACCCAGTATGGGCGCGGACTGCTCAGCCTCGCGGCGGAAGCGCCTAAGCTCTTTTCGTTGGCCGGGCTGGCCCGGGTCACTGGCGCGATCCGCGCATTGGCCGCAGCGAACCCGCTGGGCTGGCTCATCACCATCGCCACGGTCGGCTACGAGCTGTACGACGCCTTCAAGTCTGCCGCTCCGGGCGAGCGGCTGGACGCCCTGCGCCGGCAGCTGGCGCAGCTGGAGGAGAAGGCCAACAGCAACGAAGAGGCCTTCAAAGCCTACGACCCGAACAACACTTCAGGCATAGTCGCCCAGCTGGGGCGCAATCGGCAGGCTGTCGAGGCCTACCAGGAGGTTCTGTGGCGTCTGTTCGGTAACCAGGCGCAAGCGGTCGAGCAGGCCCTGCAGCAGATGTCTCCTGGCATGCTGCTGGACGACGTGGAGAAGGCCACGGCCGAGATCAAGAAGGTGCTGGGGCGGGACCTGTCGGCCATGGAGCTGCGCGCCCTGCAGAAGGCTTACTCCGACATGGAGCAGGCCCGCCAAGGCATCGCCGGGCAGAGCAAGGCGCTGCTGGAGCGGGTCAACCGGCTGCTGCAGACCGCCGAGGACAAACTGACCGACGAGGAGAAGGCGCTGCGGGATGCCGTGGTCCAGGCTCTCAACAGCCCGGCCTTTGGTCAAGTCGGCCGGTCCAGCACGGAGCTGGTGAACCAGGCGAACTCCTTGATGGAGGTCCTGCGCGGGGTCTTCGACCGGCAGTCGCAGGAGTTGGCGCGGCAGCGGGAGCAACTCTCCCGGCAGGTCACCGGCGGGCAGACCGCCCAGGAAGCTGAGCAGGGGCAAGCCGGGGTCGACCGGCTGCGGGCACGCGCCAACCTGCTGCTGCTCAATCCGACGCCAGAGAACCTGCGCGAACTGGATGAGCTGAACCGGACCCTGCAGGACACCATCACGCGCCGTCGGGAGGACGAGAGCTCGCTGTTCCCGAATGGCTTCGAGTCAGCCGAGGCCCGGCGCGAGAACCAGCGCACGACCCGGATGCTGCAGGACCTGCAGCAGCGGATCGTCAACAGCCGCACCGAGTACGCCCAGCGCGTGGCTGAGGCCGAGCAGCGCAGCGCAGAGGCCCAGGAGCGTAATGCTGCCCAGGAGCAGGAGCGCAACCGCCGCCTGGGCGAGCTGCAAAACCGGGAGATGGAGCTGCGCGAGCGCCGCTTCGAGGCCGAGCGGGATCGGCTCGCGGCTGAGCAGGCAGCGCGCGACCTAGAGGCGCGCATCCTTCAGGCCCAGGAGCGCAACGACATCCCGTCCATCACGCGGCGGGGCGGCCTGCTGGACCAGCGCGCGGCGCAGCAGCGCACCGGGCTGACCCTGGAGGAGCAGGCTGCGCGGCTGCAATTCGAGCGGGCGGCTATTGAGGCCGGTGTCGAGCCGGGCGACCTCCGCAGCGTGATGTCCTCCGAGAATGAGAACCTGCAGCGGGCTTACCAGAGCTGGCGCAACGCCGACAAGGCCTTGCGTGATCTGGCCAACGAGACCGAGCAGGAGCGCCAGCGCATGGAGCGGACCATGCGCCCGGACGCTTACGAGCCCTCGCCCCAGGCGCAGCAGGCCCTGGCCGAGGCGCGGCGGCTCGAGGAGGAGCTCTACGATGAGCGGCGCGAGACCATGGAGGAACTCGAGGCCAAGTTCAATGAAGTGAAGCGGCTGCGGCTGCTTGCGGCGAACGAGGAGATCGAGCACCTGCGTTCGCGCCAGGGCCAGTACGCCCCCAACCGGCAGGACGACTTCCGCCGGGATGTGGCTCGGCTGGAAGCGCGCCGGGAGGATGCACTCAAGGAGATTGAGAAGCGCCACAGCGAGAAGCGCCGGCAGCTGCTGGACGAGCGCGACCGGCTGGAACTGCGGCAACTGGAGCAGGAGCGGCAGCGCCTGCGCCAGCAGCTGCAGGATCAGTCCTCCGGGCTAGGCGACACGCGCTCTGCTGTACTCAGCGTGGAAGGGCGAGCGCTGGCCGGCGGGGTACGCCGCCTGCGCTTGAATGCGGAGCAGCAGCAGATCGCGGCCATGGTCGCGGCCGAGGCCGAGCGCCAGGGCATCGATCCCGCGCTGGCCCAGGGCCTTGCCATGACCGAGAGCAGTTTCAATCCTGCCGCGACGTCCAGTGCGGGCGCGTACGGGATCATGCAACTCATGCCGGGCACCGCTCGGCGCTTCCGCGTGGATCGCAATGTCCTCGAGCAGAACATCCAGGGCGGTGTAGCTTACCTGCGGTATCTGCGGGACTACTACAACGGCCGCGAAGACCTGGCCGTGGCCGCGTACAACGCAGGGGAGCACAACGTCACCGACCACATCCCGCAGAACGGCGAGACCCCCACGCACGTTGCGCGGACCATGGCCTACCGCGAGATGTTCCGCCGGGGCGGCTCCGGCGGCGTGGACACGGCGGGGGTCGGTCGGGCCCTGGCCGACATCGACCGCCGCATCTCTGATGTTAACCAGCGCATTGCCTCGCGCAGCGGCAACCCCGAGGAGGTGCTCGCGGCCGACGCGGCGCGTTCGGCCCAGGACCGGCAGGAGAACCTGACCCTCGTAGCGCGCTCCGCGACCGACAGCATCCGCAACGGGCTGCGCAACCGGCAAGTCGAGCTGCAGGCCCTCGAAGCCGCTGGCATCCCCTACGGTGCGGAGCAGGCAGCGGCACGCGAAGCGGCCGGCATGGGTGCAGCACCCAGTGCCGAGGTCGCCCGCCTGCAGGCCCTGGAGACCGTGCTGCTGGACCTCGTGGCACAAATCCAGGACGCCCTGGACGGCGAGGGTGGGCTGAACGAACTCCTGGCGACCGCCGAGAAGGAGAAAGCGGGCGTCGAGCAGGCCCTGAAGCAGCCCAACTTGCCCGAGGCCGACCGTCTCCGCCTGGAGGGTCAGAAGACCGGCTACCAGACCCAGATACGCGAGTACGAGGCGCTGAAGCTGGAGCTGGACCGCAACTTGGCGGACACCAAGCAGGCGCTGGGGGCCAATCGCCAGCAGCAGCAGTTCAACAAGCCCACTTGGTTCTCCGACAAGGGTTCGTATGGTCAGCTGGACCAAGCCCTTGATGTCGATGCGCTGGCCAGCGAGCTTAACAAGCTGTCCTACTCGTTCAGCAATCTCGGCAAAAACATCCGCAGCTTCGCGGTCAACGTCATCGACCGCTTTGTCTCGACCCTGGCTGAGTCCATCGTCAATGGCTTCGAGCAGGTCGATGAGCAGGCCCTGATCGATGCACATGCAGAGCTGCGGGACGCCCAGGCCGAGGCGGCGTACCAGCGCACGGTCAAGACCGAGGAGATTCGCCAATTGGATGCGCGGCTGGGAACCAGCGAGGCGGATCAGGCCCGCCGCGCGGAGTTGGCCAATGCGCTCAACGAATCCATGTCGGCGCAGAACGCTCGCATCAACGCTGCGCAGGAGCAGCTACGCCAGCAGGAGCAGGCCAATCCCATGGCGACCGCCATGGAGGGGCTGGCCAAGGAAGGGGCCATCACCCTGCTCAAAACCAGTCTGCTGGCCCCCTTCCAGCTACTGTTGGACAACTTTGGCTTTGGGCAGCGCGGGTCCTCTCCGGTTAATCCGCTCTACGTTTCGGTGGTCAAAGGCGCAGGGGATTTGCTCGGCAGCGCCAAGGACTTGGCTTCTGATGCCTGGGAAGGCGTCAAAGATGGCGCGGAGTTTCTCGGCGATAGTGCTGCTGCCGTGGGCGGGTTCTTCACCAGCTTCTTCGCCCGGGGCGGATACGTGCGCGGGCCTGGGTCTGGCACCTCGGATTCTATCCCGGCCATGCTCTCCAACGGGGAGTATGTATTGACCGCCGACGAGGTGAAAGCCATCGGCGTAGGGCGTATCGAGGCTTGGAAATCCGCAATCAAATCCCCGGCCCGTTTCGCTACAGGAGGCTTGGTGCAGGCTTTTGACAGGGCTGCGCCCGCCATGGCAAACTCGGCCGGGTATTCCGCCGGGGGCGACGGGACTACCGTTAACATTATCGACCAGCGCTCTAGTCAAAGCTCTGAACCTGTCCAAGTGAATCGTCGCGCAGGCCCTAATCAAAAGGATGTGATAGAGGTGCTTGTGCGAGATGCTGTTAATAAAGCAATCACTAGCGGACAATTAGATAAAACTATGGGTGTAGTTTATGGCGCGCGCCGTATGGGAGGCTTAAGGTGACAGACACAGCTATCTACTCTCCTGCTGCCTGGTTGGAGGACCCTGACAGTGCGGTAGGGATTATCTACGCCCCCTCTGGGGCTGTTTCCGGCAGGGCAAGTGGAGGCGAGGGTCCCGAATGGGACCCACCGGCCGAGGGCTATATCGGGACCGAGCCGGCTCCTGTTTCCAGCGCGCCCAGCGCGGCCGGTATTCCTTACTGGCCGACCTACCGGGAGACATCGGTCCCAGGGGCTCCCTGGGTGCCGCTGCCAGGCCCGGTGGACAAGGGCTACAGCGCCGAGCGACAAGACATGCTGACTCGCTCGGTCATGGACTCAGGTCCCGGCAAGGTCCGCCGCCGGTTTACCGCTGGCTCGGTACTGGTGCAGCCGCGCTGGCTGTTTACTCACCGCCAACTGGCCGTGTTTGATTGGTGGTTCCTTGTCCATGTCCGGGCAGGTGCAGAGCCATTTTACTGGCCTTACCCTTGGCGCAGACCCACCAACCCTGCCAGTACTGCCTATGAACACCAGTATCTGTTCCTGCGCACTCGTTTCAAGAAGCTCAATGCTTATAAGCAAATTGGCGGGGCTTATAGCAACTATAGTAAGCTTGTAAAACAGAACCCAGACTATTACGAGACGTTTATCCGTGTAGTTTGGGAGGTCACAGCTGAGCTGGAGATACTACCATAATGAGAACCATGAGCCTGCCTGCGCTACGCTCTCTGCTAGCTGAAGAGACTAGCCAAGTTTGGACTTTCGGCATAGAGCTTAGTAAGCACCCGGATGATCCTAACAATTGGACTACGGAGCGTTACGTCGCCAACACCCAGCATGTGACCTTCCAAGGACAGCTTTACTCGCCCTTGCCCCTGGAATTCACTTTGGCACCAGAAACTGAAGACTCGGTGCCTCAGGCAAAGCTCAGGATCGACAACGTCAGCCTGGAAATCTCGGTCGCGGTCAGGCGTACCAAGTATCCTGCGACCATCGTCGTGCGCTTGTTCCGTATCACTCCAGAGGGGCTGGTCCACCTCGAGATGGATGCGACCTTTACTGTGTTGTCGGCGCGGGTCGACATGCAGGCGGTCGAGCTGACCCTCGGCTACCGGAATGACTTCCTCAACGAGCCGGCCATGCACACCCGCTTTACCCCGGCTATTTGCCCCGCCCTGTTCAAGTGATCGAACCCTGGTGGGCCAAGTATGTCGGCATCCCTTACCTCGACAGGGGCAGGGACGCCCGCCAGGGGCTTGACTGCTGGGGGCTGGTTCGCTGGGTGTACCTCCAGGAGCAGGGCCTGGCGCTTCCCTCCCTGCACGAACACGATGGCCACGAATCCATCCGGGCGCTCCTGCGCCGCCATGTCGTGGACTTCGTCAAGCTCGAAGGCCCCCAGCCTTTCGCAATCCCTCTGATCTCGTCCACCATCACGGTGATGCACGTCGGGGTCCTGATCGATGAGCGGCGCATGCTGCACACCGTGCAGGGTCGAGACGCCTGCATCGAGCTGGTCCACCCCTACCGCCACAAACTGCAGGGCTACTACCTGCCCCTCGCCGCCCATCAGCCACTGGGCGCAGAAACCCTAGGAGACGCCGCGTGATTACTGTTGTTGCTCGCCTCAACCCCATGGAGAACGACTGCGTTACGGCTACGGCCGAGCCCGGCATGAACCTGATGGAGATCATCGGGGGGCCGCGCGAGCAGCTCCATGTCGCCGTCAACGACGTTGCGGTGCCCATGGAGGCCTGGGAGTCCACCTACCCGCAGAGCGGCGACATCGTCACGCTTGCGGTGCGCCCGGCAGGCATCGAAACCATCATTGCCTCGATCTGGGCTGCCGTGGCCTCCAGCACGATGACCGCAGGTGTCACAGCCGCTGCAACTTCCGCAGTGATCGGCGTCACTGGCTCGACCGTGGTAGGCATGGTTGCAGGTATTGCGGCAGGTGTCATGTCAGTCGTCTCGCCGCTGCTGTCGATTGCCATGGGCATCATGTCCCTGGTTTCACCGCAGCGCGGGCAGCGCTATGAGCAAGGCTCGGGTTCGACGCCGTTCTTTTCCCTGACCAGCGGCAGCAACTCTTCCGATCAGTGGGGGTATGTGCCCAAACTGTACGGCCGCATGCGCTTCCTGCCGCCCCTGGGCGGCGACTATTACACGCACACGCTGGACGGTGAGCAGTACCTGCATGTGCTACTGTGCCTGGGCTACGGGCCACTGGACATCGGCGGCACCATTGTTGGCGAGCCCGAAACCATCGTCGGACAAGGCACTACAGCCGCGCGCATCCTGGGGCAGCAGTTCCTGACCAGTCGCATGCCTTCGCATCGTTTCGGCATCATCGACAATATCAAAGTCGGTAATGCCTACTTGAGTGACTTGACTGACAACTGGGATGCCCCTCCGAAAACGGCAGCAGTGCGCTACCAGATTGGCACTGTCGCAGCGCTGATGAACCCGGAGCGCTTTAACGATACGGCTATTTATACCCAGGACATGGAGGAGTCGTCCCTCGACCTTAAGCTAAACACTGGCGCAGAGTTGGGGTACACCGACGCCGACAATCACTGGGTGACCGAAAACATGGTTGCCCAGACCCAATTTACGCCGGAAGGCACCATTTACTGCACTTTCGACATTCAATCCCCTGCCTTTTACGT